ATCAATCTGGTGCTGTTTGGGTTGCTCGTGAGGGCGGCGTTTGAAATCGGAGGGGAGAAAAGACATGAATTTTGATCTTGAGGACGTTGCTTATCTTTCTATGTGCTGCGTGGCGTCCTTGTTAATCGCATTTATTTTGTGGCTACAGAATAAGGATTGATCATGACCGGCTGCTGTCTCTATTGCATTCACGGAGCTTCGTACTGGGTCGACGCTAACGGGAAAAAGCATGTTCCGCCGGCATCGAGCTTCGGGTGCATGAATATTTTCTGCCTTCACGAATCTCGAGGCCCGGGAGAGTGCTATCCGATCTCCTTTGCTCGTTGTTCCAAGTTCGAACGCACAACAGACGATCAAATTCAACGCAGGAGAGAGTTTTTCTCTCAGTTTGAGCGTTGGCCTTCACACGCACAGATCATCGCTCAGCGGAACTCTAATGTTCTGGAAACGGCATCAAAGAATTCAACCAAACAACACAAACCCAATCAGGAGGGATAAATGAAAAGGTTTTTACAAGCAAAAGGCAGGCTCAAGGTCGGTGAAATGAACCGGACCGAGGCGGCCTATCGAGATTACTTGGAACAACAGAAAAACGCCGGGTTAATCCTCAAATATTGGTTCGAGCGCTTCACGTGGAAGATTGCCTCAAACCGATGCTCATACACGCCTGATTTTTTGGTCATGCGTCCGGACAAAACCCTTGAACTTCATGAAGTGAAGGGCTCCTTGAGGATCTTTGCAGATGACGCAAAAGTGAAATGCAAAGTCTGTGCCGATGAGTGTCCGATTCCGCTTTTCATCGTCACACCGAAACCGAAGAAAGAGGGAGGGGGTTGGAATGTCGAGGCCTACTAGTACAGAGGGAATTATTTTTTGGGCTTTAACTATCTATGTCGCGACATTTGCAATCTTATGGGTCGTGCAATGTATCGATGATTTTTTGAGGCCTCGCGATAAGCTCCGGAAAAAAGTTAAAACGCTGGTGTTGTCCACCTTTGGCATTGTTTATCTCTACTGCATGTTTAGCTACGTGAGGACTCTTGGATGACAGAAACAGAACAAAAACTCATTGATGATCTCAGACCTCGTTTAGACAACTGGCGCCGGGCATATCGTGACCGTGTTGTTAAAAACGTCTCAATTGCCTACGCAGTAGAGAGAGCTCTCGCATTGACGAGAAATAAGACGGATTTTTCTGAGGATTATTCTGGTCCGGAAGATCGATCTGATGATTTTGGGATGAATGTTGACCAAAGGGACGCAGACTTGCTCAACTTGGTTTGGCAATACTTGGATGTGCCCGGAGCCGAATTTTTGACGATTGGCGAAGGAGGACTAACCGTTAAGACGGCGAAAAACATCATCCTCCTTTATGTGTTCTCCAATAATTATGCTCTGCGTAGAGCTGGACGGAAAATCTGGAAAGTGAAGGATATAAAACTAGAAGGTTGGATTAAGGAATCTTTGGTTTTCTTTGCCCTTAGGCTCAGAGCTTATGAAGCGGCAAAGGCTAAAGCAGAAAAACAATAAGGGAAAACCGTGCGAATGTCTCAGGTAAAGATGGGATATTCGCCTGATTATTTCTCAACTTGCCCTGATAAAATTCAAAAATTACATAAAAACCCTAGGAGATCGAAAATGAATAAAAAATCCCTTTCTGTCCTGGTTGGACTGACTGCTCTTCTATTGGCTGGATGCGACTCAGAAATCACGATGCCAGTCACATACTCAGAAGTTTTTGGAGCCCCGGTTATTAAGACTGCTCAGTTGGATATTGAAGTTCCTGCGTGCAAAGAATATAAAAGTGAACTGGAAAGCTCTTCCGTCTTAGAAGCAAAGCAAAAGATCCATTATGTATTTCCTTCAGCAACATATTTAGGTTGTAAGAGAGGCAAGGGCTACTCAACATTTGCTCAGTTTCAGATTCCTTTTAAGGTGGGTGGTTAAAAGACTGTGCGGACAACGAGATATGTGTCGGGTCGTCCCAGAATAACCAGAATATGAATGTTTTCATTGGAAAGGATTTAAAAACTAAGCTTGATGAGTTGACAAGATCTGCAACTATTTATGGTCCGAAAGATGTAAAAGTCAGAATAAACTTTAAAAACGATACAAATAAAGATCTGCCGATCAACTTTACTAGCATCTTCTTGGGCGATGGTGATAAAACCGTTCCTTTGCACAACTTAAAAGATTTGAGTTTTAAAGAACGCACTCAGGCTTACATGACTCTCAGTGATGTTGCGGCTTCTGCGCTGCTATGGCGTGGGGTAGTAACCGTTACAGAATTCCCTGGTAGAGAACTAAAGGAAGTGCAAGCACCGGCTAAGAAATAGCATTTATTGCAATGGGTGTCTAGGTGTGGTATCGTCAATAAGACAATTTCAAGCCTGTGATACTCAGGCGCCGATAGGCTTAATCTGAACGGGTTCCTTGCGGAGGAGCCCGAGTATCCAAAAGAAAGAGGGTACAAGGACTAAGCCAATCGATTACATAAGAGCTCCGATTTCGGGGCTTTTTTGTTATCTGTTGCCTCCAAGAGGCCAACGACGGAAGTTCAAATGAACGATTCAGAAAAGTACGACGTCCAGACTGCATCAATCCTCTTAGAAACAGCTAAGGGAGAACTGGATCGAAAAATTATCGCCGAGCTCCCAGAGCAAACAAAACGATTAGCCTTTTATCAAGGTTTCTGTGTTGCGGTCCTTGGCGTCCTGTTTTACTTGTTCAACAACGATTACTTTCAAGGCTGGAGAATGTGGTTGGCCATCGTTTCCGCCGCTTTAGGGTTCGCGTCGTTGCTGATGTCGATAATCTTTTCGAGCGGTGCTGCTTATCCCTCAGGAATTTGTAAGGATTATCTGAGATGGTTAAATACTCACTATTCAGATGACGTGCCTGTTTTGTCTGTTCAGAAGGATTTACTTCGACAATATCAACGTTCTATTAACGCACTTGATGTGATTCACGAACGGAGAGGAAAAGCACTTCGGACAATCAATTTCATGTTGATTCTGTCAATTATCTTGGGATGCTTGGCCTTTGATTTCTCTGTTTCAGTAGTTGTTAGAAGAATGTACTATTGAGACCAAACAAAGCAAAACCCCGACAGTTGCGAGCTGTACGGGGTTTTTTAATGTCAACCTAGAACCAGTAGGTCGATATGGAAATTATAACAAAGCACTGTAGGAAGCTGATTATGGATTTGTTTCTTAAGTATCCAGCGTGGGCATTTTGCTTTCGCTGGTCCTTGGTGTTGTTGCTTCTTTGCTTTTCTATCAGTTTGATTGAATGATGAACCGATAAAATTTTGTAGGTGTTACATGGCTACTAGAGCAAAAAAGGGGAGACCGTCGATCTATTCCCCTGAGTTAGCAGCCAAAATTTGCGAACTCATAAGAAGCGGGAAATCCGAGCGGCAAATTTGCGCAATGAATGGAATGCCAGCCATTCAAACCTTGTGGGTTTGGAAACAGAAGTACCCTGATTTTTTAGTTCAATCCGCGCGCGCAAGGGCTGATAGCGCTGAGTTTTACAACGATCAGCGACAGAAGAAAGCTGACGAGTTGTACAAGATTGCGAAGAAGCACCTGAAAATGGGATTAGATATTCCTAAAGGTGTGGTCGAGGCTATCAAGGTTTCGATTCAGGAGGATGCTAGAGAGGCTGGTCTGCGCGATGACTCACGCTATGGAGATCGTAAACGAGTTGCTTTGACTGGCGCCGATGGTGGCGCGCTGAAGGTTGAAACTAAGCAGCAGTACGATTTGTCGAATCTTTCAGTTTCGGACTTGGAAAAGTTGGAGGCTATTTTGAATGGCATTGACAAATCTTCCGACGCTGGAGGAAGTGAGGATATGGAAAGCTCGTAAGTCTCTTGCTTACTTTACCCAGCGTACTAAACCTGACTACCTGATGGGCTGGGTTCATCGTGAAATCTGTGACGCATTGGATAAGTTCTTAGATGACGTAATACAAAAGAAAAATCCCAGGCTTATTATTTGTTGCCCGCCTAGAAGCGGAAAGTCGGAATTAGTTTCTCGCCGTTTCCCCGCTTATGCTTTTGGTCGTTATCCTGACTTGCAAATCATTGCCACGTCTTACAGCGCGGATTTATCTCAGCGTTTTAATCGTGACGTTCAGCGAATTATCGATGACGAAAAATATAGAGAAATATTTCCTGAAACTACGTTAAATGGCTCGCGAGTCCGGACGGACTCGCGAGGTTCGTACATCCGAACGTCTGATTTATTTGAGATTGTTGGTCATGCCGGCGCCTATCGCTCATGCGGCGTCGGAGGCGGTATTACGGGCCAAGGCGCAGACTGCCTACTCATTGATGACCCCGTGAAAGATCGCGCGGAAGCGAATAGCGCCACGGTCCGACAGTCTATTTGGGACTGGTACACGTCTACGGCGTATACGCGCTTATCGTCGGGCGGCGGCGTCATCGTTATGGCTACGCGCTGGCATTTAGACGATCTCATTGGGCGCCTCATTGAAAACATGGAGAACGGACAGGGTGATAACTTTACGGTCATCAACTATCCTGCGATTGCTGAGCATGATGAAATCCATAGGCGAAAAGGCGAGGCGCTGCATCCTGAACGTTATTCGTTAGAGCAGCTTAAAAAGATTCAGAAAACCGTCGGATCGAGAGATTGGGCTGCACTGTATCAGCAGCATCCGATACCGGACGGAGGTAACGTATTTAAAGCGGAATGGTTTAAATACTGGACGGAATCGAGCCTGCCACCTGAGTTCGATCAGATCGTAACGTCGTGGGACATGACGTTTAAGGATTCGAAGAACTCCGACTATGTGGTAGGACAAGTTTGGGGTAAGAAAGGCGCTGATTTTTATTTGCTCGATCAGGTCAGAGGTCAGTGGGACTTCGTTAAAACGCGTGAGATGTTTCTTATCCTTGCGCAAAAGTGGCCCAAGGCGTTACGCAAGCTCGTTGAGGACAAAGCGAACGGTTCGGCGATTATTTCAGAACTTCAAAAAACGGTCAGCGGTATTGTCCCGGTTACTCCGAAGGAATCTAAGGAAGCTCGTGCGAGCGCTATAACGCCGTTTTTTGAGGCTGGTAATGTGTACCTGCCTGACCCGAAGAAAACGCCATGGATGGGTGCATTTGAGGCCGAATTACTTAATTTTCCAGCCGGAGCTCACGACGATTGTGTCGACTCCCTCAGTCAATGTCTAAATTACTTTAGAAACAACGCAACATACATTCTGTCTAAGGATGTGCTGAAGGCTTTGAAGCGGCCTCCGAGGTTTTGAGTAGTTTTATCTCCTTGGATGAGTTGGCCGCCTACATAACCCGTGGGCGGCATTTTTTTCGATTAACGCAATGAAGAAAAAAACAAACGATAAACACCGCCCGTTAGGTTTGCAGAAACGGGCCGGGGTGGTGGATTATGCTCAGGCCGCCAGTGCTCCGTATTTTCCCAAAGGGAAGACATTAACGGAGGATGAAGTCAAAGCGCTTTCCTCGTTGCCTGTTACCCTTGGGTTACAAGGTTTAGACGAGGAAGATAGCAAGGCCGTCTCAATGGCTCATGATTCAGCGTTTGAGGCTAGCCTAGCGGCGTTACAGAGCACGCTCACGGGTCACGCTATGGCGCTGGGACAGTTTCCTACAACATCTTTCGTAGGCTATGGTGTCCTTCAGCAAATCGCGCAAAATGGCATGATTCGCACTTGCGTTCAAACCGTCGCGGATGACATGACCAGAGAGTGGATTCAGGTTACCGGCGGCGATGACGTTGAGAATGAAGCAATCGACAAGCTACAAGACCTGCAGGAATCAAAGTACAGACTACGGTCTCTATTCAATCGTGCTCAGTCGCTTGTAGGCTTTATGGGCGGCGCCTTGATTTTTATCGATACCGGAACTGAGAAGCTGGATTTGCCGTTGAATATTTCAGACGTTTCAGCTGAGATCAAGAAAGATTCCGACGTTAAATTTGTTTTAATTGACCCGATTAACGTATCACCCGGTTTGTACAACTCTGTCGACCCGTTGAAGTCTGATTACATGAGGCCCGCTCATTGGTACGTTTTAGGGCGCAAAGTCCACGCCTCTCGGCTTCTGCGACTGGTTGATAACGAGCCCCCGCAGTTACTGAAGCCTGCATACAATTTCTTCGGAATTCCACAAGCGCAAATTTTGTGGGATTACGTTCTGCATTGGAACAAGGCTCGGGAAGCAGGTGTAAACATCTTAGACAAGCTGAATCTTTTGGTTTTCAAGACGGATTTTGCTCAGGTCTTAGATGCCGGAGGTATCGAACAGCTCGACGGGAAAATGTCGCTGCTACAGAGGTATCGTGATAATGATTCTGTGTTTGCCTGCGATTCAACCGAAGATGTTCAAAACATTACCGCCACCATTGCAGGCGTCACTGACATTATCCGCCAGTCGCTGGAATTCATAGCAAGCATTAACCGTACGCCTGCGGTGAAACTCTTGGGTATTTCGCCGAGTGGCTTTAACGCAACTGGTCAGAGCGATATCCGGAATTATTACGACCATATCAAGTCAAAGCAGGAATTAAACAGGAACGCGATTCAGACCTGTTTAAAAATCATTCAGCTTGTCGAGTTTGGCAAAATTGATGATTCAATTTCCTTCATGTTTAATGAACTGGGTGAGGATGACGCTGCAGCTATTGCAATGACGGCAAAAACCCGCGTGGATATGCTGGCCGTGCTTCAAGACAGAAACGTTATCAGCGCCGAAGAGGTTCGTGAATCGGTTAAACGTGATCCGGCTACCGGGTTAGATTTCATTGGCGATGAATTGCCTGACGATATGGAGGGTGATTTGATGACTGATGATCCTACGGCCACTAACGGTCCTATGCAGGAGTTTTTATCAAAGAGGGAAACTCCGGCGCCAGAGAACAAGCCTCATTTGGATGACGTGGACAAATCGGGAGAAATTCATTGAAAACGGCCCGCAGCATTGCCGCCAGTCCTGCGATGAGTCGGAAGTTCGAGAAGAAACTTTTGACGTTCGTTAACTCGTTTAGGCGTCGTGTTATCAATGAGATTTTGCTGTACATCGATCAGGAAAATCTCTTAGCCGAAGACGTGTCATTAACGTTTAGGCCTGATGACCCGATAGACCGTGAAAGGCTTAGGCAGATTAAGCGCAAAATCAATCGCCTTGTGCTCCGTGATCCTGAACGGTTCAAGCGGAATATTGATGAGTTTATTGCTCGCAACATGATGTCATGGTTACGAGAAGCGGACAAAGAAACGCAGAAGATCGCAGACTGGTATGTACGTAACCTGTCGGCTGATATTTCGGTTTCCCAAAAGGCCTCGTTGACAGCCGCGGGAATTCCTGCGGCCGTTCTCAGGCAGGCCATGCGTAATAGTCGTAAATCGTTTTTCATAACGCCTCAGGCTATAGATGAATTACCGAAGCTTGTAACCGATACAGTAAGTCTTATAACGCGCATAAATTCCAGCGATATAGGGAACATTCGGGCGGCGTTTTTAGACGCATACGAAGGCAAGAATACGTACTCTCACATCGTTGAAACGTTAGAGGCTACGAAAGGCTTTACCGAAAAACGTGCGAGGCGAGTGGCGATAGATCAGACGTCAAAAATTAGTCAAAAGATTCTTCAAAAGAATTGTGAAGGGATCGGGATTAAAAGAGGCGTTTGGATTCACGTACCCGGGCAATACTCAAGCCGTCCGACGCATATAGAGATGAACGGGAAAGCATTCAATCTTAATGAAGGGCTTTACGACAAGGCGGTAGACAAAAAGGTTATGCCGGGTTCTCTTTGGTTTTGCAGATGTACCTTCCGTCCTGTCATTGAGGATTAAATCAAGAATTTAAATAAAACCCCGTGAGCTGCGAACTCAACGGGGTTTTTAGTAGTCGATTAGCTTAGGGAAACATCGACCATGAAGTTAATTTTATCAAAACAGACGAGGAGATTCGTCATGGATTTTGTCAGAGCCTACCCCAAGTGGTTCTTTGTTATTCGGTGGACTTTTGCAGGCTACTTAGCTTTTTATTTGTTTAAGTCGATACTCCAGTTTGTCATTGGATTTTGACGACAGGGCAGCTCATATTTTGAGGTTTAGGTAATGAATAAAGAAGATCGCTGTATTGCGTTCGACTCGGCCAGTATGAGAACGGTTGACGCGAATGGCTTTCTACACGTCGAACGTTCGCCGTTAACGCGCGTGCAAGTGGCACCTTATTTAGGCCGTGAAATCTCAGGCTGGCAGGCTCAAGGACTGGATCCTGAAAAGATCTATCACGCATACAGACCGCCGGAAGAACTTGCAAGCGAAGAAACAATCAAATCGATAAATGGTATTCCGATTCATCTAGAGCACCACGATGACACGGGGGAGCCCGAGGATAAGAAAACGAGAATTGGAACTACCGGAACCGACGGGGCTTTTGAGGCCCCGTTTTTAATGAACTCTCTTCATATTTTCGATCAGGACGCGATTAACCGTATTAATGACGGAAGCATGAAGGAGCTGTCCCTAGCGTACACATATATTCCTGAGTTTAAGTCAGGGGATACGGATGATGGGGAACACTACGATTTTGTACAGCGTCAAATTAGAGCTAACCATTTGGCGCTAGTTGAGAAAGGGCGAGCTGGCCCGACCGTGAAGGTTAGCGATACAGGTAAGGAAATCAATATGGCAGATATTGAAAACAAAGACGCTGGCACCGAGCAGAAAGAAGTTGATCTCGCCCAGAAAATTATCGACCTGCACAAGGTTGATGAAAACGGCAATGTTGTAGACGCCTCTGATGAAGACAAAGAGGCCGCCATTGCAAAAATTCTCGACGAGCTGAAAAGCAAGGGGATGAGCGATGACGATCTCAAGAAAATGAAGGATACGTTGTCTGACTTGGCTTACTCAAAGGCTACTGGCGATGAAGCACCCAAGCCCGCTGAAAACGAAACAAAGGATGACGATATTGAACTTGACGAAAAAATGAAGGATCCGACTTTCAAGGCTGGATTTGAGGCAGGCGTCCTTTACGGCGAAAAACGTGAAAAAGCTGATCCGAAACGCATTGATCGAGATCATGAGCGCGAAGGTGAAGAGCGTTACTTGCAGGGTGTTGAAGACGCTTTGAAATCCTGCGGCCTTGATGACGCTCCGGACGCTGTCAAGAATGCTTTCAAGGAAGGCTACAAGTTCACGGCCAAAGAGGCCGAAGATGACGGTGAAGAAGTGAAAGGCGTCGAAGAAAAGGTAGAAGAAACGGTGAAAGCGTCTGATTCGTTCAAAGCCCTTAAATCCGCACTTGTCGACGAAATGACCGCAATTGAGGAAGTCAAGCCGATTGTCGGTGCAATTCGTTTAGGTGCTTACGATTCTGCAGGTCAGGTTTATTTGGCCGCTTTGAAGAAATTGGGCATTAGCGGCGTCAGTGCCTCTCAAGCCCGAATTGCTTACCGTGCTTACATTGCAGGTCGTCAAGGTTCTACTAAGGCCACTGCACGCGATTCGGCGCCGAAAGACGAACGTACCGCGCTCACTTCCATTCTTGAAAAAGTTAACTAATAGGAGTTTTTGATGCTTCAAAAAACAGTAAATCTCTATCCTGCGATTGGCATTCCCGGTCAGCAGGTGGCTTTCAATCAGGCGGTATACACGCCGCATAACTACCTGAGCGATGGTACCGTGGCTTGCGGTACTTTCGCTTTTGCTAAGGCCGCGACGAGCTCCACATTGGCCGTTCAATTCCCTATCGCCTCTGCAACAGGAGCCACAGGGGATAAGGTGGTAGGTCTTGTAGAACGCACTTTCACGGCTTCTCTGCCGTCCTACGACGAGGATACTGATATTTATCCCGAGGGCGCCGAGCTCACAATCGCTGAACGCGGTGATTACTACATTGTTGCTCCGGCTGCCGCTACGGTCGGCCAGTCGGTTCTTTGTGATCCGACTACCGGAAACATCACATTCGGAGCTGCCGGCGCCACAAATGATACGGGCTGGGTAGTTCGTACGGCTGGCGCTAAGGATGACACGATCATTATCTCTAACCACGGCTTGTCTATTACGCCTGCCGCGTCTGGTGGCAACTAATCGAGGAAAATTAACATGGATGATTTCAAACTAGCTCAAGAAAAGGGCATTGGCGGCGTAGACGTTAAAGGCTTTATGCCGTTTACCTCTACGAAAGACGGAAAAATCAAGGTAGATTATGACGCCGCATCGCGCTCCATCGCTCGAGACGCGGCCTTGCAGACCCCCGTCTCCGTGGGCGTGCCTGCGCTGTTTACAACGTTCATTGATCCGAACGTTGTTCCGATTTTATTTGGCGCCCAGAACGCTTCTAAGGTTTTCGGCGAAGAACGCAAGGGAGACTGGACCTACAGCTTCTTTACCTTCCCGGTAGAAGAATTTGCAGGCAATGTGACCCCTTATTCCGACTTTACGGAAAACGTTTCTTCTGACGTCAACTTTGCATATCCGACGCGTGAAAACTTCCTCTTTGAAACTGTTATCAAATACGGCGATAGAGAAGCGGGAGTTGCGGCGAAGGCAAAATTAAATCTTGTTGGCTCTAAGCAGCAGGCCGCAGCTTATGTGCTTGCTATGGCACATAACAAGTTCGCGCTTTACGGAGTAGCGGGCAAGAAGATTTACGGGATGTTAAATGATCCTAATCTTCCTGCTTCTATTGTCCCGACATCTGTAAACAGCAACTCTACGTGGCCTGCTAAGGTGGCGGCCAACCCTGAGGGCGCCGCTAATCTCGTCTACGAAGATATCAACAAGCTTTGGATCGAGATTTCAGGAAAGAACGCGGGACTGGTCGATCAGAATATGCGTATTGTTTTAGCTATCAGCAACAAACGAGCCGCATACTTGACCCAACCTAACAATTTCGGTCTTACGGCTATGTCTATGATCAAACAGTCATTCCCGAACCTTGAAATTGTTCAGTTGCCCGAACTCAGCACTACTGCAGGAGAAATGCTCTATATGGTGGTTCCTGAGTTGATGGGTGTTCAGACTGGCATTACCGCATACTCTGAAAAACTCTTCCTGGGCCGTGTCGTTCCTGAACTCTCTTCGTTTAAACAGAAAGTTGTGGGTGGCACATGGGGTTCCATCATTCGCAGACCCAGCCTCGTTGCAACCATGCTGGGTGTGTAACCTTCATTTAAACCAAACAGGGGGCTTTTCGGTCCCCTTTTATTCATTCACGGAGATTTAAGAATATGGCAAGACCTGCAAAAAACGCAAATGCAACATTAGCTCAGGGTGGCACTGTCGTTGGTTCAACTTTTGAAGACACGGGAAAAACAAAATCAGCGGCAAAAACGGCAGCAACTGTTGTTTTGGCTGTTTCCCTTCCTCACGGCTTGAAATTCGATGATGTTCCATGCAGTGACGGTGGAACAAAAACGATCGTATTCCCCGGGCTTAATGACACTCTTCGATCTAAAAGGGAGGGAATTCTTCTTGGCAGAGGTAACGCAGTAGCTTTCAAGATTGATAAAGCAGACTGGGAAAATATTCTCAAAATGCACGGAAAAGAAGCCGCATTTACAGGCGTAAACGGCGGATTGCCTTGCATTATTCCAATGAAAGACGAAAAAGAATTTAAGTCTCGTACTGATGAGCTAAAAGAGATTGATCATGGAGTGAATCCTGTTGACCCGGCCAAAGTCGGAGTTCAAGAAACTAAAAACGTATAGAGAGAGTTATGGCTGTTGTTATCTTTGATCCAGAGAATTTTAGAACGCTATACCCAGCGTTTTCGGATGAAACTAAATATTCGAACGAACTTCTTACTGAGTATTTTGGTATGGCGGCAGAGTTCGTGGGGAACTCAGATAGCACCAGTTTTGCGCCATATGATCCTAACAACCATATCTATTTGCGTAAACGTCTTTTAGATTTGGTTATGTGTCACCTCCTAACGTTAGACGAAAATATGACGGGGCCTGTAGGCAGAATTTCCAGCGCCTCTCAAGGCTCCGTTTCTACTTCGTTCGATTTGCTTAAAACGAATTCTTACGTAGGGGACTGGTGGGCGCAGACACGATGCGGGGCGCAGTACTGGATCATGACGGCTCGTTATCGCGTCGGAGGCCGGTTTTATGGCGGTTCTAACTATCATCCGTGGGGATAGCAAATGGGCATCAAAATTACCGATCACGGTATTTTTAACGATCTGAAAAAGAACGCGATTCTAAATAAAAATACCCATGCTGAGATTGGAATTATGATGCCGGATATCGCCACCATTGGGATGTATCTTGAGTATGGATGGGATCAGAGGGTAACGGCCAAACAGAATGTTTATCTATCAAGTGTCTTGGGTTTGCCGATAAAAGATAAAGAGGGTAATTGGATTCAAAATTTTGCCATTCTTCATTTGCCCCCGCGCCCATTCATGCGTGCGACGTTTGCCGAGAAAAATAAAGAGTGGAAGAAGATTTTTGAATCTCAATTCAAGAAAACACATGATGTAAAGTCTGCGTTAGAGGCCATGTGTATCATGGCCTCTTCTGATATCAGCGCAACGATTAGAAATAACGGGACGGCGTCTAATCCTTTTCCAAAACGTTCTCCGTTGACGATGGCTATGCTGGACGCCATGGGAGAAACTGAGAAAGCTAAGCGCCAGCAAAAAGGACAGGCAGCGGTAAGCAACACGACAACTGATAAAGCACTCATGCGTACCGGTGTTTTAGAAAAGAGTATTACTTACAAAATCCATTCTTAACATGCTAAATCTACATGACATTGTCCGACGCGCGATAAATCAAAACTATGCAGATGCAGAGCTAAAAATTTATCGTTCGATTGGACAGGAAAACGAGAACGGGATCATGACCGCGTTTTACGCTCCGGCTGAAAACATTCTCGGTAATTTCCAGAGCGAAGGTGACGCTGCGTTGGATCATGCAAATTTGGCGGGTCAGAACACAATTATTCGTAAGCTGTACCTCTATGCCTCAAACGACCGAAAAACACGCCCATGGGCTCAATACAGACCTCTCGCGAGGACCGGCGATTACATCGAAGATTCGAAGGGCGGCTATTGGTTGATCACTGCAGTTTTAGAAGATTTTTCGGATGCCGGATGGGAATGCGTGCGGTGTACGTTTGAGCAAACGCCGATCACGTTAAATATTAAGGAGGGCGAAAACGGTCAACTACCTCGTCCTAAAGGCCGAGGCTTAAAAAAGCCTCTAGTTGACTAGCCTCAGGCCGTCGTTTGGCGGACTACGTTGGTTGGGAATGTACAGGCACCGCGGGATGCAGATCCTAGTCCCGCGCTCTGCGGCCGATGGTTAAAAGCTCTGAGAGGTAGGAGCGGTGCTGTCGGCTTGAAACCTCTTCCAACATTGGCGAAGGATCACAACCGGTCGAAAGACCGAGAAGACAAAACTTGAGAGTATTGTCTTACCCAACACTAATCATAAACGGAGAAGGTGCTACCTCCTCTGCCAAAAGGCAGGGGTATCCGCGCCTAAATTTGATGACGGAGACAGTGAATCTCACTCCTAATTTTCGAGCCGCTTTATTCGAGTTTATTGCTCAGTTCGCTGCTCCGGTAATTGATAAAGCCGCCATTTTTTACGGCAATCAGAACAATATCGCTCTGCCGGAAAACAATGACTACATAGTTTTTTCGTATCTATCGAGTGTCCGACATGGCACGAACTCGGAGCGCTGGGAGAAAACGGACGGCAACGATTATCTTTATTTGAGCAATACGATAGAGGTCATTGTTCAGATTGATTGTTACGCTGTCACGACAAACGGCAATGACGGCATTAACGCTATGTTGAGAGCGCAGGCCCTCGAAACAGTTGCCCGATCGACGGCAGGCGTTCAGTTCTTTAATGATCGCGGTATTTCATTGCTGTATGCAGACGATCCGAGGGATGCCACATTCGTAGGAGATTCGGATTCGTATGTAAGACGTTCAACGTTAACGATTCATTTAAGTTTCGAAAGCCAAGTTAGAACCTCAGTAGATTATTTTTATGATCTCGATCTAGATCTGAAAAACGTTGATGTGAGCTACCCGCCGAAGGAAAAAGAATGAACGAGCAACTTGCTTTCAAACTTGGGCGTGCATTCAAGCTAGGAATGATGTACGGCATGGGGAGGAAGTATGCTGATCTTGGTAAAGCAAGGGATGCAGAAGAAAATCCTAAAGGCTGGATAACAATTAAAAATGCTCACATTCCTTTGGACAAAGATGGATCGTTGTCCGGGGAAGCCGGTGAAAAAATCGAAGCGTCTCATCAAAACCAAAAATTTAAATTGGATGATTTCACTCGTGACCTCGACCAAGGGAAAAATCCTAGGACAGTTCTCAAAGAAGCAGCCCAATCATTAAAGGGTTCATACTCTGTCAGTCTTCCTGACGTAGGGGTGGACAAGGTGATTCTTGGGAAAAATTTTGTTTTCGAGAGTGGAAAGTACCTTTATACGGGAGAGGGTAAAGCCAATCCTAAAAAGAGAAAAGAAATTGCCCAGCGTCAACTCTTTGGAATGTCAAAGCTTCAAACGATTCTTTCCGAAGGTGTTAAAACAAAATGGTCTAACAATCGGACCCACCATGGGGATCGCGATTTCATAACGATTTATAAAAAGCTTCCCTATCAAGGATCGAAAGTCGTGTTTAGTGTCGACATAAGCCGAAAGAAGGATACTCCAAAGGATGAAGAAAAACAGATTTACAATGTTGGAAACTCAAGGAACCAAGGTTTTGTCAAGAAACAAAAACACTCAGTGGTTCCAATCAAGCACGCAAAAGATTCATTCGATCCGGAAAGTTATGAGATTGTAAGAATCCGGAGCTGAGAACAGAAAACCCGACTTATCTAGGTGATGGTCTTCACAGAGCTAGAGTTCATCGGGTTTTTAATTTCAGGCCCTCTAGGAAGGTCAAGGACCGACTTCCCTCAGGCCGCCTGAAAAATCTAGGTGTGATTTTAACAACAGATAAGCCTAAAGACAATAGTTTGCAGTCTTTTAGGAAAGGAAAAGGCCGGAGACGCTGCGCTATTACCATCCTCTAAGGATTCCGTGATGATTTTACACGGGTCACAGTCTTTGCTTCGACCTATGAAACGGAGACTACCTCAAGAAGGTGAGGTAATCAAGATGTCAGTCCTAAGAATAAGAACCTTATGAAAAAAATAACCCCGTTCAGTCGGTAGCTGAGCGGGGTTTTTGTATGGAGTTAATAAGGGTAACTCTATGAGTGAGATTTTACATGATATAGGAGACTTAATCACGATGAGTTTGAGTCTGCCATTGTTTTTAGCTATCCCGATTTGGATGGTTTTTTATAGTTTTTGTATCTCGTTTTCTTTGATCTTGATTTTCAAGGCGATCAAGATGATAAGGGAGGTATTTAAGAATTGGTAAAAAATAAGTAAACCCCGTTCAGTTGGTAGCTGAGCGGGGTTTGAGTTAACTGATTGCAAGGGAATCAGTCAATATGAACATTTTACACGACCTAGCGGAGGCCCTAACCATGGTCACTGCCGTTCCTTTGTATGCAGCTCTTCCCGTTTACCTAATAGGTTACGGACTCGCAGTTTGGGTGATTGCAAAAGCGATTAAGGCTGTAAAGGATATTTTCAAATAAATGAGTTTCTGGCGTGGCCCATAGCCACTCCATAAAAAATTATCGTCGGCGCCTTCTGGCGCTTTTTTATTTTGAGGAAAAATATGTCAATCAATGCTAATCGATTGGTTTCTATCACCCCTCGCATCATTGGAGCTGGGAGCGCCGATCTTGAAACAAACGGTCTGCTGCTGACCCAGAATGCTCTGATTCCTGCAGATTCTCCGGCACTGGAATTTGTGACCGCTGCGGCTGTCGGGAATTATTTTGGTGCCGAATCCCCTGAGGCAGACTTTGCCAATCAATACTTCTCAGGAGTGAATAATCAGCAAAAGGCGATCAATCGTTTGTTTGTGGCACGCAGAATCAATGCAGACGCCGCCGCGTGGATTAAGTCTGCTCCGATCACTGCTCATCTGTCTGATTTGACGGCGATTACTGCAGGTTCCCTGACGATTACAGTTAACGGCACGGAAAAAGAAGTTGTTAATCTCGACTTCTCCGGCGCTAAATCTTTCAGTGACGTTGCAACTGAGCTGGCTTCTGCAGTTGGTGCAGTTTCTGGCGCCTTTAACTCTGATCAAAATGCCATCATTCTGACCACAACTGAAACAGGCGATACAGCTTCAATTTCTTTCGCGACAAAAGCGACTACAGGAACAGACGTATCCGCACTACTCGGCTTGAATGAGGATTCCGGTGCCGTTCTCTCTCAAGGTTCCGATGCTCTGACACCTGCTCAGAACATGAATCTTGTGACTTCTGTTTCTCGTAACTGGGTCGGATTCACAACCTTGTATGCAACAGAGGTTGCGGAGGCTTCAGCTTTAGCAGCTTGGGCAGACATTGATGATGACTATGTGTACTTTGATTGGTCTACAGACACAAAGATGCTGGATCAATCTACCCAGTCAACAACGAAAGCCGCCCAGTTAGCGGAGAACAACTATAACTGTTTGGCGATGGTTTACGGTACCGCTCAGGATGCCGCGGCCTTCCTTGCAGTTGGCGCTTCCATTGATTGGTCCGCTATCCAAGGCATTAAGACCTGGTTCGCAAAATCTGCTTCCGGCATCAAGGCCTCGGTTCTCAGTGACGAAGTGGCGGAGGCTCTGGATGATCTCAGAGTCAATTACGTGGGCGCTTTTGCAACACGTAACGCAGAGTTTGACTTTATTAACCGTGGCTGTCTGCTCTCAGGAATTTATCAGTGGATCGATGCCCTCTACGGCATGATTTGGTTCAAGGCACGCATCCAGCGTCAAATTATGGACGGGTTCGCGGCTATCAATCGCGCACCGTATAACTCTGTAGGGTTTGCTTATATCGAAGCTTGGTTGCTTGATCCGATCAATGACGCCAAACGCAATGGCGTTATTGATACTGGTCTTGAGCTCTCGAATTCTCAGGTTCAGCAGTTACTGACGGAAACTAACAATCCGACGATTAAGCAAGACCTCTACTCCAAAGGCTATTGGTACTTGATTGAATCTCCTTCGGCAAATGTGAGAACCCAAAGAGGAAGTCCAAGACTCGGATTATTTTTTACTTACGCCGGGAGCGTCCAACGAATTGAGATGCCGCTGACGGCCGTCATGTAATCAAAATTTCACAACCGTAAAGACCCGTCGCAATGGCGGGTTTTTCTTTTAGGAACAAATAAAAATGCCTAGACAAAATTTTGACATCACAGCTGCCAATGCTTCTGCAGTGATGACGATTGAAGATCTATATCCCAACGGTATCAAGCTGGAGCGGTTCTCTACGGACGCCGCTATTGTTGCCGATTCTCAGCAGATCGCCGAAACCCGAATGGGAGTGGACGGCCATATGGCAGCGGGCGTTACTCCGAATATTTATCCGGTGACGATCACGCTGGAGGCTAACTCTCCGACAGCTACCGCGTTCACTACGCTTTACGAGGCAATGAGTTCTAACAAACAGCTCTATGTTTGCAATCTGACAATCAAAATCCCGTCAATTGGCAAAACATACCAATTCTCTAATGGTGTGCTGCAGACAGCAAATCCGATGCCGGCACTTAATAAAGTTCTGGCGCCGACAAGTTGGGTATTCCACTTTGAATCTATGGAGCGCATTTAAATGAAGGAACCGAAAGTTATCAAATTGGAAGACGGCGGTAATCAGCTGACTTTCAAGATTTACCCATTCCCTGCAACCAAATCCGAAGACCTGATGATTCGGATCGCTTTAATGACTGGCAAAAACCTCGATATTGAGAGCGAAATGGGATACAGAGACGTGATCAAAGCGCTTGTAAGTGTTCCTCATGCAGAAGCCAAGGCTCTTTTAGATGAGCTGCTTTCCGAGGTCTACAAGGTTGATGGTAAGAGCGAGATCAAATTCTCCTTCGATGACGCGGACGGCTATATCTCCAGTCCGTTGACCATCCTCAAACTCAGAATCGAAAGCTTCAAGGCGAACTTCGGTTTTTTTCCCGACTTGATACGCCAGTTCTACCCCGCAGAGCAGAGTTCTTAGCAGATTGCGCGAAAGTTCGGGGCGTGGCGGTCACTACTCAGCTCACGCCTCTAATGTCCCGTCTAGTCATGGGTGGAATGGCCTCATTAGTCGAACTACAAACTCAACTAACGCTGGAAGATGCTTACGCATTAGACGAGGCATTACTAATTAAAAACTACAACTCGTGGGTGGCGCAAAAGAGCGCATGACATCATGGCCAAAACAACCGACTCTTTAGTTATTGATGTATCAGTCAATTCCAATGACGTAATCAAGTTTTTCGAAGTTTTATCCGACAAGCTGAATCAGCTGCTCGGATATGCTCAATCAGCCGGAGAAAAACTCGACTCCATTGGTGACTCAACGGATGGTATTAACAAAGCCTCTGCATCTTTTGATGAAGTAAGTCAGAACGCCAAGAAAACCTCTAAAGAAGTAGGAAAGGTTGGAGAGAGCGGCGAAACAGCCGGGAAGAAGGTTGTTAAATCCTCCAAGGATGCATCAAAATCGCTTTCTCAGCTCGATTCTGTAGCCAAGCGAGTATTTGCCGCCATCAAAAGCTACGCCGCACCATTGGCCGCCATGTTTGGTGCCAAATTCATGTTTGGAAACTTCCTAGACGAAGGCGCCAAACTTGACGATATCTCAAAGAAAGTTCGCATGAATGTTTCAGAGATTGACGCTTGGCGTAAGGCAAATGTAGCAGCAGGAGGTTCTGCAGAGGCTTTTACGCAGGCTATGCAGGCGTTTACCGAGCGTACCGGCGCCAGTGGAGAAGTATTCCTGCGCATGGGAAAACAGCTCAACGGCATGACGGGAGCTCAGGCCAATTACGCTCTGAAATATCTCGGGTTGACACGTGAAAGCGCGGCCGTTTTTCTGCAAAACAACAAGCAGATGGGAGAGTTGGTTGAGACATATCGGAAACTCGCCTTAACGCCTAAAGATGCAGAGAATGCCAGACGCTTCAAAATTTCGTGGCAAGTCACGGGAATGGCTATCCAAAATATAGGCAATCAGTTTGCTAAGTTTTTTATCCCGCGGGTTGAGAAGGCCGTTAAGGTTTTTGGTGATGCGTCGCTGTTTATCGGAGAGCATAGTCAATTCATCAAAATTGCGTTAACCGGTATTGCTACAGCAGCGGCATTAGCGTTTGGGCCTAAATCTGCCCTCATGATGGCGGGCAAGCTGCTCGGTCTTCTAGCCAGTCCGATCGGTCTTCTTATTGCCGGAGTTCTTCTGCTAGCCGGGGCTATCGATGACTTAATCGTCTTCACGAAAGGCGGACCGAGCGTATTTGAGGATTTCTTGAAATCCGTGGGTTACACGGATAAACAAATCCAAGACGTCAGACAGTCGTTTAAAGATGCTTGGAAGGCGGTTTCCGATCTCCTAGAAAAACTATCGCCTCTAAAAGACATGTTCATGGAGGCGTTCGGCGAGGCGGTTGTAGCGGTTATTACAGCTGTTGTCGGTTTTATCGGAGATTTAGCCAAGGACATTGCGAACCTGATAAATACCATGCCGAAGATGAAGGAGAACTTTGTTAAGGCGTGGGAGGAAATTAAATCTGGTTGCGCCGGGATTTTCAAATGGCTAGAAGACAAAATGAAGTTTTTCACTGATTGGAAATTACCGGATTGGGCTTCTAAATTAATTGATACTGTAGGCGGATGGTTCAGTTTTGGTGACGATAAGAAGGCACCTGTTACAACACCTCCGGGAGCTCAGGCCGGCGCCGCAGCATCGATCGTTCCTAAGGCCGCTTCTCCGGTTATTAACGCGCCGATGAAAACGGATGTCAGCATTACGATTCAGGGTAATGCCGATCCTAAAGCCGTACATGACGCCGCCTATCGTGCGGGAATGGAAGGTCAGGGAGATTATGAGGATATGCTGCAGAATGCGATCAGTGGATATCGTCAAGGTGGAGGTTAAATGGCAAGCCTAAACTCAGTAATGTCGGTTAGCTGGGCGGTGGTAGGCAATAACCTACTGCCGTTCGTTCCTTACACCTCTATAGGTGCGATTGACGCGGATAAATCCTCGAAGGTACCAACAGAACCCATCGAAAACGGGCAACTTGCGGCATTCAACATTGTGCGGGAACCTGAACGGGTGAACGTGGAGTTTTTGTTTAACGGTAATTACGCCATTCAGGTTTTGGCCCTTGCCATGCTTGATAGGCGATTGAACAGTACCGACACCTGCACGATATTTAGCCCTGCAAAAATTTGGCGAAATATGGCGCTGGATCACTACGACTTCTCACGAACTCAAACGACAGGCGCCTCAATGCTCAACGTTCACGCCTCGTTTGTTGAAATAGTCTCTGTAAACCTGAGTCAACAAAAAACCTCTTATTCGCCGAAACGTGCAACATCGGCCAATAAGGTGAATACCGGGCAAGCCCAAGTGAAACCAGGGTTCTTAAAGAGTATTACCAACTTATTTAACAAATGAACCAAATCGTTATAAGTGCTCTTCCGTTCCAAGAGTTCTCATGTGTTCTTGACGGTCAAAACTGCGTTATCAGGTTGCGGCAGATTGCCGAGTATCTCTATTGTGATTTAGCAGTAGACGGCGTTCAAATTTTCGCAGGGCGCCGATGTTGCATCGGAACTGACATCAATTGTTATCCAACGCCTCTATTTTCGGGGCGTTTGTTTTTTGTCGATACCTTAGGGAACTCGGACCCTCAATATGAGGGGCTCAACTCAAGATGGATCTTGGTCTACGAGGAGTCAGAAAATGCCGTCACTCCTACCACAAATTGATAAAAATACGACGTACACGCAAAAAGAAGTAGCGGTTACGGTAACTCTGGATGGGCAAGAGGCTATTACGTTTCAAGGGTTCGCTGTCAAGTGCTCGATTGAAAAATCTGGCTGTCCGGCGTTTCCTAAGGCTAAAGTCGAACTCAGAGGATTGTCTTTAGCAACAATGGAGCGTCTAACGCACCTAGGTTTTAAGTCGTTTTCGTTGAAGCGGAACAAAATCAATATTTCTGCAGGCGAAAAGGGGAAAACGTTATCCGTTGTTTTTAAAGGTGAGATTGTTAACGCATGGGCTGACTTCAACGCAGCTCCTTCTCCTGTTTTCAAGATTGAAGCTAACTGCGGCTTATTTCCCGCGTTAATTCCCCAGCCGCCGATATCGGTAAACGGCAATCAGACGGTAACGGGGCTGATTGATCAGATCTCTAAAGAAATCGGATACACGCTCGAAAATAACGACATCACAGCTTCGATTAAGGACTGCATTATCGACGGGGATCCAGTCACAAAAATGAGGCGGATTGCTGACGCCGTTGGTGTTGATTTGATTTTTGATGATGAAAAAGTCGTACTCATTAAAAACCATGGCACCCGAAAAACTCAGGGATCAGTTCCACTAATAAACGCAACGAATGGAATGATCGGGTATCCGACGTTCACGAACAACGGAATTAACGTCTCTACGTTTTTCAGGCCTGATCTACGCATTGGGGCGAATTTCAAATTAGAAACGATCGTACCCAGAGCTTCGGGTACTTGGAAAATTACGGGGCTGCGTCATGAGCTATGTGCAAACGACCCCAGCGCTCAGTCATGGAAAACAAACATCACAGCTATTTATCCAAGGTGGTGAAATGAGCAGTCAAGAATACAGTGCGAATTACAACGATTTCGCGGGATCCAGCCCCATTAACGCATTAGAATTTTTCGTTAAATCTTTGATCTCTAAAACTGTTTACACCGCGTTCCCGGTAACAGTTACAGCAGTGGAAAGAACCGGAACAGGATCAGGCGCCGGTTATGTAACTGTTAAACCGCTTCTCATGCCTCGAAACGTTGAGGCTCAAGGAATTGCAGTTACAACTATTCCAAAGCTCCCGTATTTTCGTCTGCAGCATGGAACCGCTGCTATCGTTTGTGACCCGAAAGTTGGGGATGTCGGGTTAGCTGTCGTAGCTAAGCATGATATTTCAAACGTAAACGGCGATAACACGCCTAAGGTGCCTGCGACGTTTAGAGAGTTCGACCGCTCCGATTCGTTTTATATAGGCGGATTTTGGGGGCCTGCGCCGTCTACTTTTATTCATATCGAGGACAGCGGGGAGATCACAGTTGAGGCGCCTGCGAGCGTCGTGATTAAAACCGATTCCTGCACGATTAACAGTAAAACGATACAGCTTAACGGTTCGACTTCTATTTCTCTAAATTCTCCGCAAATCAATCTTAACGGCGCGATTAGCGGTGGCGGTTCAGGTGGCGCTAATGCAACATTTAGCGGGGACGTTAAAGCCAAGGGCGTCAGCCTTACAACGCACGTTCATACCGGAGTTCAAGCTGGCAATACTACCAGCGGTCAACCTCAACAATAAGGACTAAAAATGAGAATGGACTGGAAGATAATCAGAGGCTTATTGGAGAAATTCGAAGATGAAAGTATCTCAGATTACCTGAGTACCGTGGGAGCTTTGCCCGATTCCGTTCAGCTCGAAAACTTCGACACAAGAGAGAACCTGAAATCTGAGGCAAAAGCTCAAGAAAAGTTAATATTTGGTCATCTTCTATTGTGTTTAGACGGCGGATTTGTCGAAGGTTTGCAGATTAAAACAGGAGCAAACTTTGATTGCTCTTACGGTCTTTGTTCACCTCGTCTTACTCTTAGAGGCCATGAGTTACTTGAAAAACTGAGAAATAAGACAGTATGGGAAAAAGTTAAATCGGGCGCGGCGTCGCTCGGGGTTCCGCTTACTGTTGAAACGATTTCAGCAATAGCGACAAAAGTGATAAATGATCTTTAGGACCAGCGAAAATGCCGCATACCGCAAAAACAGCTTTATTAAGTCCTGACTGGGATTTACAGCTCACACCCGAAGGAAATATTTTGCTCACCTCGGGGGCTTTAGCGATAGCGCAGAATCTCGCTAATGAAATCAGACTATGGACCAATGACGCCTATTACCAGCAGGAAAACGGAATCGCGTGGAAAGAGGTGCAGCTTGCTAAAAAACTCGATCCGTCAGTTTTAGCTCAAATTATTCATGAGGCAGGCAATCGGGTTGCAGGCGTGAAATCCGTTGAGTCAGTAACGGTCACTAATGTAGAGGAGGAATCACGAACTCTGCACGGTGAAATCACGATTACCACTGATTCAGACGAAACAACCTCATTTATTTTTTAAACATCATGGCTCAGATTATTTTTAATCCTCTGGTAGGCGTTGAATTGCCTAGCACTCAGAAAATCCGAGAGGATTTAGGTGAAAAAATTCAACAGGCTTTTCAAACATCCCCTAACGACCCGTTGCTCAACATTGAGCCCAGCTCACCGATGGGTCAAGTTTTAGATTTAATCGTCGCAGAAATTGAGGCTAAGAATTCTGAAATCGCATTTTTGGCTAATATGGTTAATCCGGATCTCGCAACAGGAAAATTCTTAGATGCACTGGCAGCTCTTTATGGTCTAGACCGGAAAATCTCCGAACCTACAGTTGTCAATTGCGTGCTGACAGGCTTGAAGGGAACAGTAATACCCTATGGCGCCATTGCACAAGACTCCCTCGGCAATCAATACAGACATTCGGCGGCTGCAGGCGCACGAATCGGAGACATCGGAAGTGTCACAACGACCTTTACTGCTATTGAACACGGCCCGCTAGAAGTGGCGGCGGGAGCAGTGAACAGGATCGTTACAACTATTGCCGGATGGGACACTATTAACAATCCGACCGCCGGAGTAGTCGGTCGAGATGAAGAGACGGACGCAGAACTTAGAAACCGTATGGTAGAAAGTTATGCAGTCAATGCCACAGGGTATGTTGAAGCGATTGAGGCAAACCTAGCAGCGCTTGAAGGCGTTCTTGATGTCAGAGTTTTGGAGAATCCGACGAATGCGGCCATCACTCAATTTGGCGTAAGCATCAATCCTCATTCCATCCTGGTTGCCATCGTTGGCGGAGAGGATGAGCAGATAGCTCAAACGATCTACCAGCGAAAGGACGCAGGGTGCGGAACCACAGGGAGCTATCAGGTTTCCTTCACAGACTCCAGGTTTTACAACGCAACTTACGTCTACAACATTGTCAGACCGCAGAACAAAGCTCTTATGGTCAAGATCGAATTCTTTGCCACTTCAATGAATCCGACCGAGAAAAACAACGTCATTCAGGCTGTGATCAATGACGTGCTGGGACAGGGCGCAAATGACCGCGTTTCTCTTGCTTCGACCGTTTACGCCTCTCGGTTCTATGCCGCAATTCAATCAGCCACATCGGTTCCGATTGCGTCTATACAAGTTGCATTGGGCTCCGGTGCCTTTGGATCCAGCGTACAAATTCCTGCGAACGTGGAGCCTACAATTCAAGACTCAGATGTCTCTCTTGTATTTCAAACAGGAGGCTAGAAATGGCAGATTCTGCAACTTGGCGGAACATTCTGAGTGTTGAGGATTTCAGAAAAATCTCAAATGTCCGATCGCTTATTTCTATTGCGCTCCAGTCGCAGTATTCGCACTCCGAGCGATACCGACAATTAGGGTTACTTTTCAATGCGGAATTAGACGCGTCCCCTCAACTGGACGCGTTTTTTAATTTCATATTGAACCCTGATACGGCATCGGGTATCTGGCTTGATTGGTGGGGAAAGCGCGTAGGCGTGAACCGGAACCTCGTTGTCGACGGACAGGACACTCGGCTGGATGATGAGTTTTTCCGTTTCTTGATTTTCTATCGCGCTGTTGTAAATGTTTCGAACTCTACAGCTGAAACTATCAACTCCCTGTTGACTCGGCTGATAGGTCTCCCGGCATTCGTAAACGACTATCAGGACATGACCATCAACATCCGAATTGTGGGAGAGCCGAACTCAGTTCAAATCGCGATTCTCAAAAACTACGGTCTGTTGAATAGGCCTGCAGGCGTTTTGGCAAATGTCGAAGCCGTTGTTCCAAACACATTGGTCTTTGGTTTCTACGGATCAAAACTTCTTCCCTTCAATCAGGGCGTATTCAATCCTTCAAAGGTTATTGATATATGAGCAACTATCCTAAATTTCAAATTCCCGGAGTTGTGGCCGCCAGCGGGGAATACACGATTCCTCCCTTGACTCCAACTGAAGCGGGAACCGGACGCTTGTCTGTTCAAGAGGGCTGGGGGCCAGTCAATGCTGTACCGATCGAGCAGGGCGGTATCCCGCCGCACAAAGCAGACTTCAACGGTGTTTTGTTCCTGTTGTCTCAATATGCTGTGTGGTTCCAGCAGGGTGGAATCATGAATTACTCAGCCCTACTGGATTACGAGGTTGGCAACGAGGTCATGCAGAACGGAACAAAGTACCGCTGTCTGCAACCCAATGGTCCTCATTCTGCACCCGTGGCTCCCGGAACCAATCGGGCGGTTTGGAGAAACATGGACATCACCGTTCCAGCCGGCGCCGTGGTTCCGTTTCATAACGTGGCGCTCGGAGGAGCTGAAAACAGGAATCCTATTTTTTGGGGATCCACTCAAGCTGACGTGGGTTGGGTTCTCTGCGATGGAGGCTCGGACGGAAAGGGCGGAAAGACTCCTAATCTAGTTGGAAGTTTTCTTAAAGGAGAACTTCCTGACAAGGCTGGGGAAAAGGGCGGTAGCGCCGAATTGAACATTAATAATATTCAAATCAATGGGACGATCGGTGGAACAGCCCTCACCGTTGCTCAACTGCCTCCCCATTCCCATGGAGCCTCGACATCTCCGGCAGGCGTGCATGCGCACACCCGCGGAAATATGAATATCACTGGCGAGTTCGGTGGCCTTGAAAATTATGACTCTGTAGTAGCCACAGGTTGTTTTTATAAAAGTCGAAGAGGGCTTATCGGAACGAAAGGTTCGGATGAGGATAACTGGGGAATCGGAATGGATGCCGCTAAAAGTTGGACCGGAGAAACCTCCAGTAACGGTCAGCACTCGCATTCTGTGGGCATAGCGAACACCGGTGGAGGACAAACACATACGCACACACTAAGCGCTAATACGAGCATTACTGGTGTATCGAATGAACCTCCTTTTTATACGCTCGCCTATTTTCTACGTTTGCCGGAGTAAACCATCATGGCAGAAAAGAAATTTCAATTTCACTACACGCCGACGGGTACCGGAGTAATAAGCGGTCCGGAAGTTCTGCAGCAGACGGAAGATGCGATTAACAACATTGGCCAATATGCAGACCAGGCTTCAGACAATTCTGAAGAGGCGTTATCAATTGCTAAAGAGGCTAGGCAAACAGCTCAGACCGCAAATTCAACGTCCTCGAATGCATTGGCCGAGGCAAATGCGGCAAACGAGAGAGTTGCTACTCTAAAACAGACAGTCGACGATTGGGACGCAGACATTCAAACTGCAGTGGCACAATCAAAGTCGGCAGTTGATGCATCCACTGCCGCAGTGACAACGGCGAATACTGCACAAGCCTCCGCTGCCGCCGCACAAACTGCTGCACAAGATTCGGCGGCTAGTGCCCAAACAGCTGAAAATAATGCGGCACAGGCCGTGCAAACCGCACAGGCTGCACAGCAGGCGGCAGAAACAGCTCAGGGAAACGCTGAATCGGCACAGACAGCGGCAACAACTGCTCAGACAGCTGCGCAGACCGCAGAAACGAAAGCCCTTGAAGCGGCCTCAAATGCTTATGCGGTTCGTGTAATCAACCAGGTTTTAACGATTTCAGGAACAATCCAGACAGCTGATCTCAAACCTCAGGGGAATATCAAAGCGGGAGACACTGTCGTCGGAACAGACGGGCGAATGTTCACGATTGCTTCTGTCGACTCAGCCGCGGGGACGGCGCTTCTTTCTGCAGACTACACAGACCTGACGCCGTCCGTTTCGTATGAGGCGAATCAATCTTTAACGACGGCTCAGCAGAAGACTGCACGAGACAACATTGCCTTTGGCGCCGGTGTAAACGCTTGGGCAGACGATAACTTTGATCAACGAACTGACGATTATCTATGTCCCATTCTTGAAGAATTGATTTTAGAAAACGGCGGAACGCAGCAGGAAATCGATGACATCAAAAACTCTCAAAACTCAGAAGAGGCGAGTTAAATGAAAACATTAGATGAAGTCAAACAAGAGTATTTAAAGACGGCGCTAGCGCATCCCATTGAACCGTGGAGCATTCGGGACGCAAACGGTAGAGTAGTAGCACGATCGACCATAAAACAACACCACGCGTTTGTTAATGCTCAAGATGAAGCGTATGCGGCTCAACATTACAAATTGTCTGAGCGATTCAAAAATCAAGAAGGAAAGTTTATTAATTACTACTGGATGGAACCGAGTGAAAAGGGTTTGTTTAAGAGTTCCGACGGTCAATTTTATAAAGCAGCAGACCTTCCCGAAACCGATGACATGTTTGTAAAACGTCGGTATTCAGACACGATTAGAGCAGAGAGGAACGCTCGAATTTCCGACACTGATGACTATATCCGATTGCCGGATATAACAATTCAAAGCCAAGCTAAAGCAAAGCGAGCTCCGTTGACGAATGAAGATCGGGCGGAGCTCGAGAGCTATCGACAGGCGCTTCGAGACATGACGGATTTAGAAGGTTTCCCGTTCGTCCAGTGGCCTGAGTTTCCGACCGCTTTGGCTTACGAGCTACAGCAGAAAGTTGATGCAAGACAATCTATGAGACAAGGAGGTTTTTAAATGGCCTTATTGAAATCTTTAATTCAGCGGCTACTCGATAGCCGAACGACACCTGATGAGGCGGCTAATTGCGCAATGCCTGAAGGTAGTAAGCAGGACATTACGCCCAGCATTATGTCCGAATCTATAGCTTGGCAGCGTATGCACAACGGGGTCGCTGTTGATAACGGATACATACAAGCGGAGGGCCGAGGTGCTACTGCCGGGAAATCTCAGCTTATGATCGGTCAAGACCCCAATGACTTCAGATCATTTTCCAACACATTCGAGGCGACGGGCTTAAATGTTTGTTTCGCTCCCGTTAAAAAAGGACAAGTTTATTATGTTTACGGCTCCAACTTGACTAATCTTGCAATCTATTTCTTTAAGAGTGTAGGCAACAGTGCAATTGTCGGGGGGGGTATAATCGCCTTGTTCGGAGGGCTCTGTCATGCTTAAGGCCCTCATTCAACTTTTTGCTGAAAAACTCCTTGTTAGTTGGAGTGATTGGATTTCTTATCAATCCAATCCGACCTCTCAAGCGACACACATTACGCCCACGAAAACAGGTGATTGGGTTACAGTCGTCTCTCCTTGTAACGGATGGTTTTGCGTCAAGGCTCATGCCTCACAAATTTTGCTTAGCAATGGGGAAATTTGGCAGGGTACTGCATCGACAGCTCCTAGTTACAAGGGCTTTTCAATCCCAGTTTCAAAAGGTTGGTCAGTGGCGTATGTGTTATCACAAGACGCAACAGACCCGTTCGCCTTCTTTGTTCCAAGTATCGGCAATAAATAGTTTTCAAACAGGAGGTGCATTATGCTGAAAAACGTATTGAGCCTCCTGCTTTCAAAGTTCTACAGCAAGAAAGAATCCGAGTTGGTTGGACATCAGGCCATGCCTTCTAGTCAGAGCATTAGCATTACTCCGACGGTTAATAGTGTAGGAGACGAGGTTGCAACGGTTGCAACTTTCAATGCACAAGCCGATGGGTTCGTAATTGTAAGAGCAACTACTGATGGAGCACCGCCTTCCCGGTTGATTCTCTCTAGTTACGTTTCTACTTATATTTTTAATAATTCCACAGGCGGAACAATAGCAACATTCATTCCTATTGCAAAAGGGATTCAATGCACGGTACAAGGCCGTAACCTAAAAAATATAGCTATTAGTCTGTACAAGACAATCGGGGGGGGGTACAAACTTTTAAGGACGCTCTTCTGCAAGGAGGTGGCCTATGCTTAAGTCATTGGTACAGCTCTTTGCGGAGAAGTTCCTTACTAGCAAAAAGGAATGGGTCGGAAGTCAAGGTCTTTTCTCAAACCCAAATCCCGGAACAACGTTCTTTGTTAACCACGCTCAGGCTCAGCTTTATACGCCTCCAAGTGATGGATGGATTACATTCGGCGGAAACCGGCCATCGGTCAATGTCGGCATTACCGGAAAGCTGGGAACGTGTTGCGTTAACTCTCAAGGTTATCTCAGAATTACAACTCCGGTTCGGAAGGGGAATACCGTTAGTCTCTATTGCGAGACGGACGATCAGCAACCGCTTGAGGCAAAATTCGTTCCTAGCGAAGGGGCAACGTAGCACTTCACTTGTAGGAGGTGCGTCATGCTGAAATCGCTCCTCCAAATGTTGATTTCAAAAATTGGTGTCTTGGATACTGGAACTTCTTCTTTGATAACGGGTAATGCAGTCGTACCAGATGGAGTAAAGGCTAAAGAAAATCGGTTGTCTTGTGTAGCACCCTTATCCGGCTATGTTGTTGCAACCGTCAAATGTAAAGCGAGTGTTGTGAATTTGATGGTGAACTCGAATACCTTTACGCAATCCGTTACTCTCGGCATGGCAGAGCTGATATATCAATCAATACAGGCCCCATGTTCAAAGGGAGATGCTGTTGAGGTTGCCCTGTTGGCACAAGCTAACGGTCCTATTGAATTGAAATTTTTCGCAATCAATAACGGTAAATAAAACCAACCACTGTACACACTCCGCCCCTCACTTCGAGGGGCTTTTTCATGGACGAAAACTTTATGGAAACGCATAAATGAACTAAGCATGCATCACAAATCAAGAAATTTTTACTCAAATTTTGGGGGTCAAAATGGCTATTAAACAGCCGGCAGTTTGGTCTGACTTTGTTACGGCAGTCAGTCAAATCACGGCGATTCTAATTGTGGTTTGCTCGCTGGCTGGTCCGGCGCAGGCCTACGCAAAAGGTGAAAAAGTGTTCAAGTTTTTCCAGTTTGTTGTTGAGTTTGTGACGTCCGCAGCGGCCGGATTCATCGTATTTTTGCTCCTTCGAGTTACAGATATGCCGGAAGAGTGGATCGCAGCTTTCTCTGGAATTTCCGCCTTTTTCGGAACACGTTTAATGAATGTTCTTTATGCGATTTTCGTAGGCAAATTAAAGCTCATGCTACACGCTGAGGATAAGAAAAAGGAGGATAAAAATGATTGAGCTTTCATGGCGTCATTTCATTAATGGGATTTTGAAGGCTTTAGTCATGGCGGCCTTCTACGTGGCTGGTGTGTTAACAGCCACCCAGTTAACTGATTTCAAGATCGTTTCTCAGCAGGACAGAATCCAGTTTTTAGAAGGAGAAACCTATCTACAAAGAACTCAGATCAATGAACTTACAAAAAGAGCTACAGAGAGTTCTGAGTCACTGTCAGAGATCAAACAGATAAAGACGGAAATTAGCGAACTAAAAAACGAAATTCATCTTTTACAGGAAAAACATAGATGACAGAGAAATTACCTTTTAGCCAGTGGAACCCGCTGATTGCTCAAGATTTTGTGAAGAAGTGGGAGGGGCTTCGTTTGACAGCTTATCGTTGCCCGGGAGGCGTTTTAACGATCGGCTATGGCCACACAAAGGGTGTGCGTCAAGGGCAGGTCATTACGAGACAAGAAGCCGATAAATTTTTGAAGGATGATTTGATCGAGCACGCTGAGGAACTGGCTCCTTACGTCACATGCAAACTGACAGAAGGGCAGTACATCGCTCTATTAGATTTGGCCTTCAATTTGGGAGTGAATGCTGTTGCCAAATCCAAGACACTCGGATATTTGAATGAAGGGAAGCTCAACTTAGCAAAAGAAGGTTTCCGATCTTTTGCGAAAAGGAAGATTCGGGACAGGAACGGGAATCTGGTAAAGGACGAACATGGCAAACAGATGTATGAAATCCTTCCGGGCTTAATGAACCGTCGAGACGATGAGGTGAAATTGATGTGATAAATCCTGTTGATTTAGTGAAGATAGGCGCCGGAGCTGTCATAGTTGCTGGCGCTTATTTTTTTGGACTTCACAATGGTCAGAATTCTGAGCAGTTAAAAATTGCTCGAACTCAAATTTCCGAACTCACGGCTACGGTCAAAAACTATGAAACACAATACAAAAATCAGGCAATTGCTCTCGCTGAGATGCGTGCTGCTGAATCTAATGCTCGCGTTGATTCTGACCGCATGCGCTCCCGCATCGCCAGTCTTGAAAAAAGAGCCAAGACCACTGCCGATCGAGACACAGTTCGATGTCTTGAGCTGGGAGCAGAGTGTCGACGATTACTGCAGGAAGCTCGAGGAGCTATTAACTACTGTAGAAAAGCGCTACAGTAGCAAATAAACCAAGGAGGAGGAAAGATGTCTGATATTAAGAAATCTGCTGAAATCTCACCGGACGGGATGTATCGGTATTCATTAGAGCGCACGTGGGATCAGGGCTAATGGCTAGCCATTGAATATCTAATCAAACCTATACATACTCAGCTTCCTTTGGAGGGTGAGTATGAAAGAGCTGCAGAATTTAATGTCTATCGGAGATGTTGCCAAATCATTTGGCGTTTGTGTTGCAACCGTAAGGCGGTGGTGCAAAAACGGCAAATTCTCGCGAGTCATCAGAACAATCGGAAATCAAAGGCGTTTTGATCCTGATGAAGTTCATGAAATACTTCATCCGAACCTCGATAAAAGGATCATGGTCGGGTATGCAAGAGTCTCAAGCTATGACCAGCGCTCGGACTTGGCAGCCCAAGCCGAAAGACTCAGTCACTACGGATGTCAGTTGGTAATCAAAGACCTCGGAAGCGGGCTCAATTGCAAAAAGCCGGGGCTCAAGCGTTTATTGAGACTGCTTTTACTTCATCGTATCGGCACGTTGGTTCTTACTCACGACGATCGACTCCTCCGATTCGGTACCGAATTGATTTATTACATCGCTCACTACATGGGCACTCGCGTAGTCATCCTTGATGAACCGGAACAGCAGTCTTTCGAAACGGAACTCGTCAAGGACGTTATTACTCTGATGACTGTCTTCTGCGCCCGTCTCTACGGAAAAAGATCATGGAAAAATAAGGTTAAGGAAAATACGGGTATAAAAAGCCTAAGTTTTCGTTAAAATCAAATTATTACTTTATTTTTTACCCCTAAATGCCTAGCCTTGAACGAACACTCGTGCGTCAGTTTGAGATGCCCGGTGAGACTGACAGAGTTTCACTGGATCGGATGTGTTCGTCATATGGTTTTGTGGCTTCCAAATTCCTCTTTGCCTTTCAAACCAGAGAACTTCGAGGCGAGGTAAGGGACTTCCGCGCTTTTCGAAACAGGCTGGTCGCTGCTCTTGGTAAGAAGCCGGTTGAATTTAATCACAAACTCGCAGACTTGCGAACAAACGGCAAAGCGGCGGAGGCAAGTCTGCTTACTTTGCTCCGGGAAATTAAAGAGACGTCAGGACCTCACCTGCAGGCTCGTCACTGGAAACTGGCTTTGGAAGAAACATCCAAGATGGCAATGACGCATTGGAAGAGCGTCATTGCAGAAGCTAAAAAGAACCTTGCGCATACGTTAAAGCGTTTTAACGATCAGGATCGTCATTACGCGTGCTGGCTGCTTTGCGGCATAAACCGTCAGTTTTTTGAACTGTTAGACGGAAGAATCCCGGTTCCGAATCCCGAAGTATCTTTCGATCGAAACTATTGTCTCAGCTACGATCGGACGCTTTCTCCAAAGATACTTCGATCAATCGCAGGAATTGTCAGGCGGACCGTAAATAGAGTGCGAAGAGAAAGCGTTTTCTATCCGAGAACGAAAGCATTTCACAACCGAATTGACTTTGATACAAGCTGTTATACGGTTCGTTCAACAGAAGATGCTCAATTCCTTGAGCTTATGTCTCTGCAGCCCGGTAAAAGGATTTCCCTTCGGCTTAAAGGCAGAAGCAAAATTCGCGGAACGCTCCAGCTAATACGTGATACTGCCGGTACCTACTCATTAAGAGTGTATGTGCCTCAGGAGTGCGAAGCTCAAAGAAAGACCGGCACCGTCATTGGAATCGATCTCGGCTACACAGAGATGATGGCAACGAGTGAGCAGGAACTTCTTGGGACAGACTTGGGACAGTACTTCTCCGCTATTTCGGACAAACGACGAAAAAACAGCGAAGGCCGAAATCGCATGTACTCGCTCTTTCGTAATCTTCTGAAAAAGTCCGGCAAGGACAAACTCGCTAAGGCAGAGCGGATCCGAAAAAATAACCTCGGCAGAAAGAAGCAGCGGGCCAGATATATCCGCGATATCGGAGTTATTAAGACCATCGTCAACAGAGAGCTGAATCTTCTTTTTACTCGGAGGAAAAACCCGATCAAAGAGATTGTCGTTGAAGACTTAAGCGCTCGCATGAAGGTTCATTTCGGAAAGAAATGGAACAGACGACTGAGCGGCTGGATGCGAGGATACCTACAGGAGAGAATCAGATATAAAGCAAAAAAGTTTGGAATTGAAGTAAGCGAAGTCAATCCGGCCTACAGTTCAAGAGAATGCCCTCGGTGTCACTGCACGGACAAAGAGAACCGACAAGGGAATTCATTTAAGTGCTCGCGTTGCGGGTACCACGGACATGCTGACTTGGTTGCTGCGTTAAACATACTCGGCCGTCTAGGGGATAAGGAGATCCGTATAGGAATGCCTCCGTCTCGGGTGAAAGCAGTACTGGATGGTCGTTACGTCGGTTGGAAATCATTAAACCATACCGTTTCCGACAAGACTTCAGGTGTGGCGCGTGTTGTGAACGAATCTCCCCGTTCAGCCTCATCGAAGAGCGAACTGAGAAGCAATGTACAGGTTTGTATAGCTTCCAGATAACGGAACCGACGCACCCGCTTTACGTAGCTGATGGCACCAAGCTTCAAGATCTTTAGGAGGACAAATTATGACCAGCGATTTAGAACAATATGGGATTAAGAATAGCGAGCGCACTAGATGCGAAATCTGGACCCGCGTGATGGGTTACCATCGTCCGATTTCTTCTTTCAACATCGGTAAGCAGGGAGAAGTGGCCGAGCGAAAATATTTTGATGAGAAGAGGTGCTGCTGTCGCAAATAAATTTGCTCTTTCGGCTTTTATGCAACAACCGAAAATTTCCGTTAAAACCATCAAAAATTTCCGTTTTACATCCATATAACGGAAATCTAACGGAACCGTTAAAGTTATCTGATTGAATATTATTGATAATGTGGTGCTAGTCCCGGGCACCAGACATACTTGTCATATCCCGTCAAGCCTCGGTTTTGCGGGATTTTTTGTTGTCCGTTTTGGCATATCTCGTTATATTCGGGTTTAGATAACGGAAATTTAACGGAAACGCTAACGGAAATTTTCGAGGCGGATATGACGGCAATCAGAAAAACGTCTTGCGGCACGTACGAGGTTTACGGCTACCGACTGCAAGCAGACGGAAACAAACAGCGATTCTCAAAAACATTTAAAACTCGAGCTGAAGCAAAACGCTTTGCGGCTGAGTTGGACATCAGCGCAGAAGAACGCTCTTCATCAATTACTCTGGCCGCGCTGATTGATGAATACATTAACGAGGTTACAGCTAAGAAACGCTCCAGACGCACCGAAGAAATCCGACTGAGACGCCTCCAGAGAGACAAGCTGGCGGCTAAAACTCTATCAACTTTCACAAAACGGACGATAGAGAACTATATTGAACGCCGCCTCAATGAGCGGGCATTACACCGAGACACCAATATTCTGCCGTCAACGGTTAATAGAGAACTGACAATTCTCTCCGACGTTTTTCAATACGCCATTAAAAACGAACTCACGGACGTGAATCCATGCAGAGGTGTAGAAAAACCTCGGGAGCCTGAGCACCGTGAGCGGGTTGCTTCAGACGAGGATATACAGAAACTCCTCCAAGCTAGCGGCTGGGACGGCCACACCGTGCCTAAAAATAAAATGCAGTTGGCCGTGGCTGCTTTCCTTTTCAGTTGTCAAACGGGAATGCGCGCCGGGGAACTTTTAAAGATTGAATATTCTTGGATTGATGACAATGTGCTTCATGTACCGGCAGAGGCTACAAAAACATTGTCAAGAAGAGACGTGGCGTTATCTGAACGAGCTCGGGAGATTCTTAACTTAGTTATGGATCTCGAGTATGAACCACGTATTTTTGGCGGACTTAACGATCACAACAGAGACACGTTATTCCGAAAGGTGAGGGATAGGGCCGGTCTTGGTCCTGAGTACGATTCACAAAACCGACTGATAAAAGAGGGTCTGAATTTTCATGACGGCCGCGCAACTTTTGCGACTTGGGCCGCCAGCCCTGATCCAGAAACAGGGGCGCCCCGCTTAGATGTCCTGGCGCTTGCAAGACAAACGGGGCACAAAGATTTAAAGATGCTCCAGAGATACTACAGAGCGAGCGCAGAAGAAATTGCTAAGCGGCTGAAATAGCGAGCTTGGCACGGGCGTGTCTTTTGCTTTCCATATAGTCATCAATGTCTTTTGTGTACCAACGATCACGCCCATTCTCGGAGAATGCATCGGGCTTAGGAAACTTCGGATCCTTCATTATTTCACGGGCGGCAGAAGAACCAGGAGCAAAACCGATCCTAACCTCTACTTCTGGTCGAGAGAGTGTGAGCTTTGTTGTTTTCTGAATCAGCTTTTCAGCGATCTGACTTGAGACTTTATCTGCCACCATGCTCGACAATTTGTCATAGTCAATGTCTGTCATTTTGTACCTCCTGCTTCAATCCGTCCGACCTCTCGATGCAGCTTATCCATGCAGATCTTGTCAAACTCCTTTTTGTCTTCCGAAGTGATTAGCATCTGAAACTGCTCAAGCATGATGTGGACATCTGCGCATTCCTCAATGACATGGTGCCAATGCTCCGGGGACGGTTTATCAAAGTAGGCGTCAAACGCTTCCTGTAATTCATCGACTTCTTCCGGCAATTTTTCGTATACCTGATGGTCATAGCCGTAGTGATCCATAATCATGAGCAGGTATGAGTAAAACTCAACAGCTTTGTTCAGTGTCATTCTCAGTCTCCTCGGTATCCAGCTTCATGAATTGGTCAAAGATGTTTTGCTTGAGCGCTTTTGCCGGAACAACGTCAGAGTTGTCACGCACGTTCAGCGCTTGAGCCTTGCCCAAAAATAAATTGAGGAGGCGCATAACTAGCATGGCCTCCTCGCGGGTGAGTTCGATTTTGTCCATGTTTATTCATCCTTAAAGAAAACTAAAAAGAAACGGTTTGTTCCGGCTTTGTTTGCAGCAGGCTTCTTGTCGCCAAAGAGCGGCTCACGCTCGAGCACATAAAGCAGTTCCGCCAGGCTCACGTCTTTGTCAGCCCATTTGAAAATAAGAGTTCCATAGGGCTTAAGCACTCGCCAAGCTTCATTGAAGATGGCCTTCATACCTGCGTGCCATTCTTTTTCCAGGACGCCGTAGCTTTTGGCCATGTCCGACGTTTTGCCACAGTTGATTAAATGGGGCGGATCGAGGACCACGAGGTAAAAGGTTTCGTCTGGGAAATCTAATTTCCTTGCGTCCATGAGCTGATCTGGGTGAATCTCCAGCTTTTTGTATTGGCGCGTCCAATGCGTTTCATCGCGGATGTCTCCGAAGAGAACGGAGTTATTTTTCTTGTCGAAATAAAACATCCGCGCTCCTGACATCGGATCTAGAATTTTTTGCATGGTTATGTCCATAAAAAAGGCCCTCCGAAGAGGGCGCCTTATTAATACTCTTGCTCGATATACATACATTGCATGAGTTTTTCGTGATGACTGACATAGGCAAAGTCTTCTATGCAGTGTTGATCGAGAAGATCCAGGACTTTTTGTTTATGCTCAGGAATGATTTCCCAAAAGTCTGTTAGGCCATCTTTGAAGTGAACAATGTCAGAGTAAATCTCTGCATTTTCATCATTACATTCTTCAATTCGATCAAAGAGGCGACCAGCACGGACTAGTTTGAATCCCCAAACCCCAAGGCCAGGAGTTTTAGGATATGAACATTCCAGGACGGTTCCATCCGATAAGAGCAGGCCTTTGCCTTGAGCCATATAAGCTCCGATCTCATCTTCAATGTCGCCTCTAAACTCAATCAGATCATCTGATTGTCCGTAGATTTTTGTTGTCATGATTGAAAACCTAAAAAAATCGACACGTTTTTTTGGATGTGTCGATGGTGTAAAGGTAACTACTTAATTAACTCGATTTTTCTTCAGCTCGATTTATAGCTATGTCGATAGCTTTTTTAATCGTTTCCCAAGCGCTGATGTCTATTCCGATTTCAGTAATCTTTTCACGCTGTAGGCCGTTAAAGTTGAGAATTACTTGATTCTTTTTAATGCCTATACCGAGGTCGGCGATGGCAGCACTTCCTTGGCTTTTTCCGAAAACGTCATAGTTTATGACGTAGGCGAAGAAGTTTATTTTTGGGTATTTGTTCACCATTCTTGATCCTTTATATGCAGCATGCCTTCATTGCTGCGTATGTCTCTGTTGTCCTAACGAACTTTGGCATGACACATGCAATAACCCGTTCACCGGACCCTGCATAAAAAGTAGCCTTTAGTGGTGTGCCTTTTTTTATTTGGTCTATGAAAAATCGGACTGACCTCAAACGCGGCTTCTAATTCTTCAATAACTTTTATGCATTTCGATGAATAGAACCCGAACTGTCCCGGTTTTTTAAGATCTTCATTCGGTGGAATTACTTTTGAGTAGTCCGGATAGGTTCCTTGCAGGGGTGTAAAAGGAAATGAAAAATCATCCACAGATATTTCTGTGTTGGAGAATCTTATTGTGTTTCTAGTCTTAGTTTTTGCGACTTGTTCAACGATATTGCGGGGAATTAACACACTTCCTGTGCCATTCAAACCATGTGCACATTTAACGGCTATGATCATAAAAGCATTGCAAGCAACTACCTCACTTTTATCAAAATCAACGAAAAGGCAGTTGATTTTGTAAGGAACATCGTTTTTGGGCATTGCTGAGAGAAGAACTTTCAGTTGTCGTTTATTCATTGAATAACCTTTTATTTAAAAATTATGCGGGTGGCCTTAAAACAACCACTTGTTTCTTTTTTACACGGGTAGTACATACCAGGATAGCCTTCAGGGCTGTTGCGACACGGGACAAATTTCCAATACTCGTGCAACCCGTCCTCAATGTCCGATAGCTCTATAGTTTCATCAAAGAAATCCTCAAGAGCTTCAATCGCTTCTTCTGCGTCAAGCCATCCATAAAGAAGGGTTTCACCATCTTCGCTGAAAATGACATCACCTGTCTGAACGTTTTTGGACATATTGCCTCCAATAAAAAAGCCCATCAAATGGGCTCTTTTGCTTCAAGTTGGTTGTAGGCATCTTGCATATATTCAAGCGAAGCGCCGTATTCTTCTCGCCAATAGGTGTCATCTTTGTTTTCCCTGATACGCTCTTCTAAATCAAGGATTAAATCTTCAACAAAATCAAGAAGGTAGAAGTGGACTTCTTCTGGAACGTAAACGAAAGACTCCTCTTTTGTTTCGTTTTCGTGGTAGTCAACACATTTACTCATCCAATTCTCAAGAAAACGCAATACTCCCTGACCAACAAGAAAAAATTGAGGCTCTGTGATATTTGGACTGTCGATATAGTCAGAGAACGCAGCCTTTAGGTTGTTCAAATCCTGCTTGGTGTATAGGAAATCACTCACGTTCTTTCTCCTCCGTAAAGCCCAACACCTCTCGAAGTCTCGTCCATTCGCTTTCAGGGAAGTCTTTGAACTCCATGTACTTACCGGAACTCAATGAAACCGTTAAAACGTTTTCGTCACGGGTCCATGCGATGAGAGCGACCTGATCTGTGTTAAAAATGCAGTCTCGGATTAAGAGTCGGTTCATTTGTCATGCTCCCTTGACTTGAGGAACGTATAGACCAGGTACCTGCTCCATCCCCCAAGGACTAGTACGAATACTGCGAAGAACATACCGGCGAAAAAGTCCATTTACTTCTCCTCGAAGGACCGAAATTGCTGAATTACACGTTGGCATTCGCTAACAACTTCTTGCGTTGTCCAAGATCGGAAGAG